TTAAGAATATTGAAAAATATTTCACACCAGAAGTAATGGAAAAACTTGATGTAATTGCCAGAGGTAATTTCAGTTATGGAGTATGAAAAATATTCGTATTATAAAAACTAATATAAATGTCTCCAAAATATTAGAACAACTTAAGCAACATCCAGAAGACTGGGGTTCTCAAAAAAATATTAAGGATGTGGGACAATTAGACCCCACAGAATATACGGTTACTGTGGATGTTTTACAACTTATTGTGGGTGGAGTTGAGAATGAAGATCAATATGTAGGAAATACCGAAATATGTATTAAGACTCCTGCATATGAAAAACATACGGAAATTATTAATTACTTAAGTAAATATTTTAAGAAACTTCGTCGTTGTGCGTTTCTGGCACTTCCTGTGGGTGAAATTGTGGGTTCTCATATTGACGAAGGAACCTACTATCTTACAAAAGACCGCTATCATCTTTCCATTCAGGGAAAATATGAGTATACTGTTGGGAACGAAACTATAATTGTTGAGTCCGGAACACTCTTTTGGTTTAATAACAAACTACCTCATCAGGCAGTTAATATCGGTAATGACGTTAGAATTACTTTTGTATTTGACGTTCCGCATCATAAACGTAATCTTTAATTGAAATAATGGAACGACTTGAAATTACAATTCTTAAAAACTTAATATTTAATGAAGATTATGCCAGAAAAGTGATTCCATTCATTCAACCAGAATACTACGAGCAAAGAACTGAAAAAATAGTATTTGAGGAAATTGTTAAGTTCATTGTTAAATATGGGTCTTTAATCACAATAGAAGCACTCAATATTGAAATTGATAATCGTAAGGATTTAACCGAAACCGAAAGTAAAGAAATTGTAGAACTATTTTCCAAACTCAATAATAGTCCAGTAGATAATCAGTGGATATTGGATAGTACCGAGAAGTGGTGTCGTGATCGTGCCATTTATTTGGCACTGATGGAATCGATTCATATTGCCGATGGTAAAAATGAGAAAAAAGGTAGAGATGCCATTCCCAGTATTCTCTCGGATGCCTTGGCAGTATCTTTCGATAATAATATAGGACACGATTATCTTCGCAATTATGAGGAGAGATATGAGTATTATCACAAAAAAGAAAATCGTCTTGAATTTGATTTAGATTTCTTCAATAAAATTACGAATGGTGGTGTTCCCAATAAGACTCTCAATATTTTTCTTGCGGGAACTAATGTTGGAAAAACTCTGGCAATGTGTCATATGGCATCTTCTTTTTTGCTTCAATCCAAAAATGTTCTTTATATTACTATGGAGATGGCAGAAGAAGAAATAGCAAAACGAATGGATGCAAATATGTTAAATGTTCCAATTAATCAATTAGAAGATTTACCAAAATCTATCTTTAATAGTAAATCTATTAAATTGGCAGAAAAAACACAGGGAACCTTAATTATCAAGGAATATCCAACTGCCTCCGCACACTCCGGGCACTTTAAGGCACTTCTAAATGAACTTTCTCTTAAGAAATCTTTCAGACCTGATGTGATTTTTATTGATTATATCAATATCTGTGCATCATCCAGATTTCGTGCCGGAAGTAATATGAATTCTTATACTATCATCAAATCTATTGCTGAAGAACTTCGTGGTCTTGCTGTTGAATTTGATGTTCCAATTTTCAGTGCGACACAGACTACTCGTAGTGGTTTTAGTTCATCTGATGTTGAAATCACGGATACTTCGGAATGTATATTTGTGGATGAGACTATTGAAATGAGAGATGGTAATATTAAAAAAATCTCTGAAGTATCTGTAGGGGATCAAATTAAATCTCAAGACAGTTATAAAACTGTAATGATGATTCATCACAAAAAAGAAAAGGAATGTATTAAGGTTATTACTAAAAATGGAAAGACCATTATTGTAAGTAAGGAGCATATTTTTCCAACCAACAATGGCAGAAAATCATTTAATTCCGGTTTATCTGTTGGAGATTATCTTAATACTAACTCGCATATATAAAGTCTATTGTTTTCGGCATATAAAGGTATATAAATAATAACCAGATACAATAGACTTAATATACTATATGAAAAAATATAACAGTTATAAGAATAAATTGGACTGGTTAAAAAGAAATAAAAAGTTCTCTCATTACTTTAATTATGATTTTTTTAATAAAAATACTGGGTATATTGGAGAATATCTTGATTCTATAGATGAATCACCAAATAGTTCTCAAATAAAGACTATTGGTTTGCTGTGTGATTTATCTCTTTTATATAAGAATGATATAGAACAAAAATATGATGAATATAAGTGTGAAAAAAGTGTAAAGAAAAAAATAGAAATTAGATATGGTAAAGATCAACTTAACATATATGAGAATAAATTAAAAAATAGACCGAAACCAGTAGTGAAAAGTATCTTGACTATTCAGTATTGGTTGGATAAGGGATATACGGAAATACAAGCAAAGGAAAAAATATCACAAATACAATCAAATAATTCTAAAAAGCGACATAAAAAAACATTTAATTATAAAATACAAAATCCGATATGTGTCGAGTATTGGAAAAATATTGGTTTTGTTGATAATGATGAAATTGAAAAATTAAGAAAACCTTATTTAGATAAATGTTCCAATACTTTAAGTAGATATATTAATAAGTATGGTGAAGAAGAAGGTAAGAAAATATTCTATAAAGGTGTTGATAAAAGAATAGAAACTCTATTAGAAAGATATGGAACAAAAACAATAACTACTTATGTATCCAAAGAATCCTTGAGATTTCTTATAAAATTATATAAAGAAATACGGAAAATGGGAGTACAGAAAACTGATATAGTTTGGGGAATATCTGGAAATAAAGAGTTTGTTTTGACTGATTTTGATAATGATAGAAGTTATTTTTATGATTTTGTAATCAAGAGCAGAAAAATAATTGTAGAATATAATAATCTATTTTGGCATCCAAGAAAAAGAGAAGAATGGAAAGGTATGGGTGATTATGATGATATTTTGCAGTATCAAGAATTAAAAGAAAAACTTGCTATTTCTCGTGGATATGCGGTATACTATGTTTGGAATGATGATAACCTAATAGAAAAAATAAATTACTTAAAAGGATTAATATTAAATGAATGCTCTTGAAGAAAAATGCTTGTATAAGGCAAATAAATTAATTCAATCTGGATTTAGCAATTTAGATTTATTTCAGTTAACTGATTTGTTAATTAAGTTGGAAACTGAAAAAGATGAAAAAAATCTTTTAACTGATAAAGATATTGATTATAATGATGAGATAGTTTCAATAGAATACTGTGGAATAAAAGAAACAATAGACATTAGTGTTTCTGGTGATAATCTATTTTATTGTAATGGAGTTCTAACAAAAAATAGTTTCGGACTTCCGGCGACTGCCGACTTTCTTGTTGCCTTAATAAGCACAGAAGAACTGGAGCAACTCGGGCAGATTATGGTTAAGCAATTAAAAAATCGTTATGGGGATAAATCTGTTTATAAAAGATTTGTGGTTGGAATTGACCGTGCCAAAATGCGTCTTTATGATGTAGAACAATCAGCACAAAAAGATATACTTGACAGTGGGCAAGAAGAAGAGTATAATATTGAAGAAACAAAACCAAAAAAATCATTTGAGGGATTTAAGTTTTAGTATGACACAAAAAGTAGATTTTAATAAGTATCAGAACTTTGTAGATGCCGTAACTTCTGATGCGTCTAAAGACTTTCTTGCCTTATCTGATCGTATGGTTGAACTTGATGAGAAAGGTGCTAATATTGAGCGTCTTTTGACCGCTTCTGTTGGAATCAATGCCGAAGGTGGTGAGTTTTTGGAAATAGTCAAGAAAATGGTTTTTCAGGGTAAATCTTGGAATGATGAGACCCGAACTCATCTAATTAAAGAACTTGGTGATACTATGTGGTATGTGGCACAGGCTTGTATTGCTCTTGATGTTTCTTTTGATGAGGTGATTCAGACCAATATTGACAAACTGATGAAGAGATATCCAGCTGGATTTTTTGATGTGTATTATAGTGAACATCGTGAAGAGGGTGATATTTAAAGATTTTATTCATAAATATTTTTACTGTTAGATTATGTGTATTTTTAATGAAAGACCTTCAAGTATTCATTAATAGTATTCTTGATATTTTCATCACTAAAAAATCATTACCAAAAGATGTATTGAATGATTTTATTGAGTATTTTTACTTTACTCTTGATAAGGAAATTAAATCAAATAAATCAGAATTGTTAAAGAATAAATATATTAAGATTAGAAAAAATGGTCTAATCTATATTATTGCCAATAAAGAATCAATATTGGCAAATATTCGTAAGAAAAAATTAAGTAAGTAATGAAAAGTTTTCTTCAGTTTATAACAGAAGCAACATCACCTTCCGAACAGGCAATGCGTCTTGGATTACAGAGTGATGGGCATGGTGGATGGTATGATCGAAGAACGGGAGAGTTTGTTGCGAAAACAGAAGGTGGGCAATTAAAGTTTTACAACAAGAGACAGAGAATAGGAGCAAAAGATCCAAAACAAACAGAGCACGAAAAGAGGATTCCTTCTCCAAGTTATAATGATCCAAACGCACCACAACCAGCGCCAGAACCGGAACCTCAACAAGAACCAGTACCCCAGCAACAAGCAGCGGCACAATCACCGGAGCAAGTTGGACCACCTCCGGTAGAAAAAACGAAGGGAACTTTAACTGTTGCTTTTGGAAGATTTAATCCTCCTACAATCGGACATCAGCAACTTATGGATGTTGCAGCAAATGCCGCTGCCGGAGATGAGGACGGTCAATATTTAATTTTCCCATCACGCAGTCAGGATAAAAAGAAGAATCCATTAGATCCAGATACAAAGATTTCTTATATGCAGAGATTCTATCCAAATCATGCCGGAAACATTGTAAATGATCCTAATACCAAAACCATCTTTGATGTATTAAAGATGGCACATAATGATGGATACTCGGGTGTAAGAATCGTGGGTGGTGCCGATAGAGTAAAAGAGTTTGAAAAACTTTCGAATAATTACAACGGGCAACTCTATCAATTTGATAATATTGAGGTTATTTCTGCCGGAGAAAGAGATCCCGATGCAAAAGGTGTAGAAGGAATGTCGGCATCAAGAATGAGACTTGCCGCTGCCGAAAATGATTTTAAGACATTTAGATCTGGTCTTCCTCCTGGTGTAAAAAGATCAGAAGCAAAAGAACTATTTGATATTCTTCGTGGTTCGATGAATGTCAAGGAAAGTTGGAATCTCTGGGAAATTGCTCCGAAGTTGGATTTCAAGTCTCTTCGTGAAAACTATGTGAATGAAAAAATATTCCAAATCGGGCAATTGGTTGAAAATCTAAATACCGGATTGATTGGAAAAATTATTCGTAGAGGAACAAATTACCTAATCTGCGTAACAGAATCTGAAATGATGTTTAAGTCTTGGATTCGAGATGTTTCTGAATATCGTGCTCCAAGAAATAAAAAGAAGACTTTAAACGAACAAAAAATAGAGGAGATTAAAAAATTCATAAATAAGCATAGAAAAGCACATCAGTAATCTAATCAAATGAAAACTAATATTTCTGAAGATTTACCGGCAAGAAGATTTTCTCCTGCGACTTCCTCTTCTGCTGGAGAATCTGGTGATTCTGCTAGTGGTGGGAATATGGAAAAAAGAGCAAGACAACTTGTTTATGATTCCAAATATCAGGTTAAAAAATCAATGGGTCCTGACAGTAAAATGGATCCAGCTGCTGTGGTAAGAGCGGTATTAGAAAGAATTGACAAGTCGGAATATTCGCAACCAATTAAGGCAAGAGCAAGAAAAATAGTTCTTGGTGATTCGCAGAAAAAGGAAGTTAAGGAATCTGCTTCTTATAGTGTTGCCAGAGCACTTTATTCTGTATTCGTAGAGCAACCTTCTAAACTTATCGATGAAGAATATATTGAGAAACTTAAAAAGGAATTGAGTGAGGCAGATCAAAGTCCAGAAGAAAGAAAATATAAGGTAAGAGTGACCGATAAGGAAACCGGAAACTCTTATATTCGGTGGGCAAATCGTTCAAAAATTAATGAACTTCGTGCAAATCCAAATATTGCCTCCGTAGAGATGCTCGATCTTTATGGTAGTCCAGAACCAAATGAAAGCGAAAGAACAAAAGGTTCTCAAACAGCAAGTGTAAAAGCAGGTAAAGGATTAAAAAATAATGACGGCAATCTTGCTAATAACTATCCTCCTTATAATAAAGTAACCAGAGGAGATGTTATTGCCGGTGCCACAGGTAACGATCAAATGGGAGGCAAAAGAAAAGTTAAAGAGGAGTTCATTGGTGAAAAGGATAATGGAGATAAGGAAATTAAACCGATGAAAGGAGGAAAAAGTAACTGCGTCACAGTCCATGACCCTTCAGGCCCGGAATCGGGAAAAGGTAGCGGTAGCGGTGTTGGCGGAAGAGAAGGACTAATGGCACATAATGAACTTGAAGGTAAAGTAATTTCAGAAACCGGATATACACAATTTCTAAAAGCGGTAAAATCTCTTCAAGAAAAAGCAGAAAATGAGCAACAGCAAAAACTTTTTGGATTAGCACTTTCGG